TCACTGACTCCAACACCACGCACAGGGCTCTTGCGACTGTAGGCACATATTGCAGGAATTGTGCCCAATGGATTAGGTTCCACAATGTGCTCTAATACTTTCTTGCTTTGATGATCTACAATGTAGGTGTGGATTTCATTGGTAAACCACTCACGAATAGTTGAGATGGTGTCATTGCCTTCTTCAATATACTTGAGGTATTCTAGATCATAACGGCCATTGGCATTGCGTCTCCAACGCCAATCGCTGACTGTGAGTGGTGTGATTAGGTTTACATAGGGTCTAACACCCAAGGCCAGTTCATCACCTTTGGTCTCAGCACCTACATTGGGCTTGACTATCAACACCCAACAATGTCCAAACACTGATGACCATATGGCCACTTCTTTCATAAACGCATCTAGGCTGCGTCCATCTAGATCAGCATCTTTTAAGAAGTCTTCTACCATAGGATCTAGTTCTAGGCCCTCAAAATCTCTGTCGGGTTCTTCACGGAACAAGAAACTCATATAGGTAGAAACCACTGATTGGCAGTGATTTTCTAGGTGTGTGCTCTTAAGTCTGGCAGCATACTCACCAGCAGTTTCATTTACATATTTTGTAAGGTGTTGTCCATTGGCGTAATCAATGCCACCCATATAACTTTCTAACAGATATTGCCAATGATCTCTGTTTCTAATGTATAATTGATTTGTGGAAACTACTTCTAGGTATTGTTCCGTTAGTGTCTGAATCATTTTCGTTGTCCTTGATTAGCCAATTTGATGTGTCCATCTTCCTGGCGGTTGGTATTCTCTATCACGCTTAACGGGCCATAGGTAATCTACCATATAGCCCAAGGCATCATTCATGTGATCAAACTCACCTTTCTCTGGAATGGCAGTTGAACCTTCTTTATAGACCTGACGCTCTAGGCATTGTATCGTGTATTTACACTTAGGGCTGATATAGAGACTTCTAATGCCTGTTGCTGAACATAAACGGCTGTTGACAGCATTCACTCTGTCTCTGATTGGGGTGTGGCTGCGTGGGGCTTTGACAATGAATCCTGCGTTGGCCAAGATGGTGTGATCACTGCGGCCTCCGCTTTTAGTAGAGCGGGCAGACCCTGCTGGATCTGGGTAGAGGAACACTTTTGAATTTGGGTATCTACTCTTAATCTCATCTGCGAGTTCATCAGTATTTGAGGAATAGAGCGTGATTTCATCGATGACATAGAGCGTTTCTCCTTGGCGCACAGCCACAGCCGCACATAGAGGCGTAATATTAAAATCGGCCCCAATGTATATGGCATCAGTGTTTAGATACTCTGGTGTTTTCACATTGTGTTCACGGCTGAATGCGTAATAGACCTGCCCTGCTGATTCTTCCCAAGTAGCCATATACTCCTGGCGGAACATACGCTCGTCCATATCTGCTTTGGCTGCTTCTATTTCTTCTGGTAATACACGACCACCGTCCAGTGTGGTAAATGTCCATGACTGCCACGCATCTGGGTTCTTGATCTCAGCGGTGTAGATGTCATAGGCCCAACTACTACGACCACCTTTGGGTGTGCCGATAAAGAAAGCGTGACCCTGTGTGTCAGATAGTGTTGGGCGGACCACAGTCCATACTTCTGGGTCCATGTCTGCAAACTCATCAAACACACAGAAGTTCACTGAGAATCCACGCATACGATCATAACTATCTGCTGACTTAACTGTGATTTCACTGCCATTGATCAGTGTGATTGTGAGTTCTGATTCATTGGTTTTGGCAATCCAGTTGAGTTTGCCTAGTCTGTCTTTGAGTTCTTCCCACACAATGCCTTTGCCCTGCATACGAGTAGGTGCAATATACCAGCAGACAGAGTTGGGAAAACGGGCAAAGCGAGCCAGTTCTCTAATGGCTAGATAGGTTTTGCCAAATCGTAGTCAGCGACGGCCACAAATGGCCGTCCTGAATCTCCTTTCGCTTTGAGCGATTTGTAGTTGTGCTGTGCTTAAAGGCATAGTATAATATCCTTATGCTTATACGAAAACAATCTATTGACCTCTTTTGGTCTAAAGTAATTAGGCAATCTGGATGCTGGGCTTTTCAAGGATCTAAAGATAGAGATGGCTATCATAAATTCTCTTATAAATTGGAAGACTCTAATAGTTATAAACAAACTGGTGCTCATCGCTTTATCTTGATGATCACAGGGCACACAATTCCCAAGGGTTATGTTGTTTGTCATTGTTGCGACAATCCCAGTTGTGTGAATCCTGAGCATTTGTTTATAGGAACTCCTGCTGACAATAATCTTGACAAGTTGTTAAAAGGTAGGGCACGGGCTCCAAAAGGTGAGAAACAAGCCCACGCTTCTATTACAGATGACATTGCTCGCAAAATCAAAGCAGAAGCACAAGTAGGCCATCGTGTGGGATATAACAATGGTTCTAATCTCAAAGAAGTAGCAGCCAAATATGGTTGCAAGGTAGAACTTGTTAGACGCATTGCTCGTGGTGAATTATATAAACACATCTAATCATTCCACGGAAGTATTTTGTTATCTTCTGAAGTATGTGGATTATCGCTCATGCCCAGCATGTTCTTGGCTAGAAAGATCTGTAGTGCGGCATTGCCACTCAAGGCATTCTTCAACATAGCACGGCGAAGACTGGTTTTCATGTCCTCACGGCCTTTATCTATGATTGTTTGAAAATTGTAGTTTACCACCTGATGATCTATGTCAAACCAACGGGCAATTTCTCTATTGCTCATGCCTAATGCGGCTAGTTTGTAAACATCTTCTGGGCTCACAACCTTCTTGCGTAGCCCTCTGCCCACTTCATAACCTAGAACTTCTACTGCTACTAACTTCTTGGGGCTAGGTCCTGTTTTGGAGGGATCTCTGGCTTCTTCCTTATAGGGAATAATCTCAAAGGTTTCTTGAGTGCCTTCAGTTTCAGGTGTGGCGGGTTCTAGCCCTAGTTCTAGTGCTTGTTCAGGCGTCATATTATAGTGAACGATTCTCTACTTTTACTCTGAAGTTTCTACGATCAACTGCTGAACCATCTGTGGTGATCTGTGCAGTTACAGTATAGACCTTGTTGACTGTGCCTGCTGCCAAAGTCACATAGGTGATCTTGTTAGCGCCAGTTATGCCACTGGTTGATATGGTCAATGGCGTTGGGTTATAGGTAGGTGCTGTTATTGTGTATGAGACTGCGGAGATAGTTTCACCCGCTGCCAACCAATCTGTCCAATCTATTGTGTAGGTCAGTGTGGCCAGGCGATCTTTTTCAATGTAGGCACCTTCAGTGTCGTATTTGTATCCGGTTATAGTGCTCATGTCGTTGTCCTTAGCATTTAATTATATTTACTCTAGTTTCATAATCCACCTTCAATACACGGGTTTCTTGTGGAACCCTCAGTGTTCTTGTTTCTGAATCTACTATTAGAAGTCTTGACTCTGGTAGCAAACGAGCCAATCTAGTTTCCTCATCAACCCGTATTTCTCTACAGGGATCAAAGTTTAAAATATCCCCTTGTGTGAGCACAAAGCCATTGGCTGATAGTGCTGCCTGTCCAATTATGGCACGGAATACTGTAGAGGCAATGGTAAATCTTGCAGTGAAATTACCTACGGTTATCACAACCTTTTGTGCATCTGCAGTCTGTGTAAATTGTGATGATAAAGTGCCTACTGCTCGACCAATTGTTCTAGCGGCAGTGCTAGTTGTGGCTGCGGCTGTGATTGCACCAGCACCAAATTTCACTCTAGTGTAAACAATGTTTAGAGTGAAAGCACCTGCATTTAACGCAATTCCACTGCCAATATTATTGATTCTAGCAGTGGTGGTAAAATTGGCTGTTAGTGCTGCCTGTGCGGTTAAACGCTTAACTGCATTGGCTGACTGTGTGGCATGAGCAGTTAGTGTAGATGTTATGCCTCTTGTTCTAGTGGCTGTGGCAGACTGTGTGGCTGTGGCAGTGATTGCACTCTCAAACTGTTTGACCTTAAAGGCTGTGGCTGTGAATGTGGACAGGCTGGTTAAACTGGCACTAGTTAATCTCAGTTTATCTGCTGATGTAGTGGCAGTAAACACTGAGGTTAAACTAGGACTTACACGGGCTGTTTTGACCGCAAGGGCTGACTGTGTGCTGACTACATTTAAATTTGCAAAACCTAATAGAACTCTTGTAAGTGTGGCTGTCAGTGTGGCAGTAGTTGCAAATGTGGCAGTGGTTTCTGTTACAAGAACACCATCAACAATAAATCTAAATCTACCAACAATACCATGCAAAGGCGAATCTGCTTGATTGGCAGCAGTCAGTGTGTAATAACTTTCGTTTCTAGGATCATTTAGAGTGTAGTTTAACACTCCTCTAACATTGTTAGAATAGGGATAGTCTAGTCTGTCATAGATGTAGGGTGTAAGGCCATTAACTGTGCCTGTGCTGCCTAATTCTACATAACCTGCATTATAAAGATCTGTGTCAACTGTGCTATAATCTGGGCTGACCAGTGTGCTGGCACTGGCCCAAACAGCCAATTGGCCCATTTCAACTTTGGTATCATAGCCTAGATCTAATGGCGAAAACCAACCTCCTGTAATGCGTTGATTAGCGGGCACTGAACTCAATGTTCTTGTGCCTACTAGGCTGCCATCTATGTAAAGACGAAGACTATAACCAGTGGCATCACCTGTGGGGTCAAACTTTTGCCAGAATATACCATAATGGTGCCATTCATCATTATCTGGTATAGCATTGTTGAAATTTAGGCTAATGGCGGCATTACCCGCAGGTCCAGACTCATTATAACCACTAAAAAAGAAAGTGGTTTTGTTTTGGAATCCATAGGTATGTTCATATCTATTGTAATTCCAATTACCGCCTGGGGGTTCACCTAGTTCAAATAGTTCAAAGGATCTTTCTCTATTCCAAATAAACTTACCTGAGGTTGATCCAAGTTTTCTAGCCCAGAATGATATCAGCGTATTACTATTAAGACCACCTGTTATAGAATTAGTATACTGCACCCAATTTGGTTTTATCATCTGCACACCACTGATAGAAGGTGTTGCAAAAGATTTGGTTGCTGCCGTTAACGCTGTAAATGTAAAAGTGGCAGTTAGATCACTGCCGTTGCTGACACTGGCGTTGGCTGTGATTACGGGTGCAAATGCTGAGGTTAACCCTATTGTGGCACGGGCTGTTTTTTGTGTTTGGGTTGTTTGCGTTGTGGCTGATGAGAGCGAGGCGGATGTGGTTCTAAATATTAGTGCTGTTGCTGAAGCCGTTGCAGCCACAGCAATTGATTGAGTTGTGGCTCGTGTTCTTGCTGCCTGTGCAGATAGGTCCGCAATAGTTGACAGCGTTATTGAACTTCTTGCTGTCTTTTGACTGCTAGTGGCAGTGGTAAATGCTGATGTAAATGCCGCATCAAACTCTTTGGCCACAACCTCAGTTAGTTCAGCAGTTAGTGTGGCTCTACTACCTCTATCTTCAAAGAAGTCTTGGTTTAGATAGCCTTCTGCAATGTAGGGTGTGAACCCCACAATGACATCAGCAGTATACACAAAGTATTTGCCTTCGTAGTAGCCATCTTCGAAGTATAGTTGGTCCACTCAAGGCTCCTTATGCGTTGTCGTCTGTGAATGTTGTTGATGCATTGGTGCCATTGCAATGCAACAGCATTAAGGTATCAGCATCATTGGTAAAAGCAGATGCTGATGGAGTAAATCCTGCGGTATAACGATTAGTGGACGAAATACGGATCTCATCCATATAGATACTAGGACGAGCACGATAATATGATCCCATATTCAATCCGTGATTCTGAATCCACATTGTGCCTGTTAGTGTGCCTGAGGCTCTTTCTGTGCCATCAATGTAGATTTTTATACCAGTGCCTGTTTTAACAAAAGCCAAATGATACCAAGTATTTGATGATAATGTATTAGATGATGTAATTGAAGCATAATTAGAATAACTGGAATTATACAAATAGGCAAAACGAACTGTGCCATTGTTCAAAACCCCAAACGACCACGAACCAGGATAATCATTAGGACTCTGCAATCCTATACAAACTGAAAATGGGCTATCTCCGTCTTGTAAATTGGTAAAGCCAGGGCTTGAAGGAACATACAGCCAAAATTCAACAGTATAGTTGGTATAGTTAGGCATATTAGTGATAGTCTGCACGGTGGCATTATTGTAAACACCATTTAGATAACTGGCTGTTCCGCCATTGGTTGTATTGGTAAAGAAACTGGCACCACCAAATTTTGATTGCGTGGTAGATACCTGTGCATTACCAAAAGCCGTAATTGGCACCGCAGTTCTACTAGCCGCGGCCGCCGCAAATGTAGCACCAACCATTGAACATAGGACGCCGGCCATTATGTAATGTTCCCTGTTAAGATTGCCACGGTTGCTGAAACAAACAATATATTGCAAACACCACGAGTGGCTAGACTCACTGAAGTCTTGTTGGTGTTGGTGCCAGCAATGTAGGCATTGGTTGTTGACAGTGTGATTGTGATAGCGGCTGTGTGGTTGTTATAGACTACCACAACATCGCCAGCGGCAAATGTTGAATTAGGAACTGTGATGCTACCACCACTACCTACCTGAACAAATTCAGCACGATCACTAGTGGCCAATGTGTATGAACTAGTCTTTTCACTACCAGCACTTGGTATGCTTCTAAAGCCTACACTATTGGTGCCATCTGCTGTGCAGTTTGACAAGTTGCCACTTGTGGGTGTGCCTAGTATTGGAGTTGTTAATGTTGGTGAAGTAGCAAACACCAAACTACCTGTGCCTGTTTCGTCTGTAATTGCAGATATAAGGTTAGTAGAACTAGGTGTGGCCAAGAATGTGGCAACGCCTGTGCCTAATCCTGTGACTCCAGTGCTGATAGCCACTGAGGCTGTGCCGTTGGCTGCAGAAGTAATTCGACCCTGTGCATCAACTGTGATATTGCTTAGTGTATATGATCCTGCTGATACTGCGGTGTTATCTAAATTAAGTGTGACAGTATCTGTTGCTGATGCTACTGAACTTAGGCCAGTTCCACCAACAATGGTTAGGGTGTCATTGAGATCTAATACCTGACTGGTGCCACTATCTGCAGCCACCGTGATAGTAGCATCACGCAGGTTGGTAAAGTTTGCATCGCCTTCAACGAAAGTGAGTGCTGAGCCTTTGCCTGCTCTGGTTACGATTGTTGGCTTAGCCATAGTATTATCCTTTTGTAAGTAAAAGAGGGTGCTAGAACACTAACACCCTCAGAGGCCTATTAGGCTAATGCGATGGTTAAATTACCGCTGGATACTTGGAAAGTATCGCCAGTGTCAATGGTCTTTGCAGTTGTTACTGCGCCATAAAAGAGCACATTCCCAGCACCTGCTGTGCCACCATCCATCACAGCAATATGAGTAATTGATCCCCATGATGCAGTGGCTGTGTCAAATGTCACAGTGGCAGAACTTGCACTAGAACCACTTGAAGCGGCTGCAAAGGTTACTGCTTTGCGAGCATAGGCTGAACTGGAAGTCGTCACTTCGTCAGTTAGTGTGCCTGCTTCTAGGTTAGTAGCGGCATTGCCTGATGTGTTGTTGAATAAGGCCAAATACAATGTGCTGACACCAGTGTATGGTGCTGTGGCATAACGAAGGGTATGGTCTAATAGTTTGTTTTCTAAATAATTTGAGGCTGCGGACATATTGGTCTCCTGTTTGAAATATGTTGTCTTTGAGCAGACAACATATGGTTGTCTGGTGTCCGTGTTGGACTACAACTATTTATAGAAAACTTTCAAAAGACCTAAAAAACTTTGAAATTTAGTGGAGATCAACCCAGGTGCCGCCTGCATAGCCTTGAAATTTATCTGTGGTAGAATTATACAACATCATACCATTGACAGCAGTCAACGCATTTCTTTGTGTTGTTGTTCTTGAAGGTATTGACAAAAATCTTCCTCCAATTCTTATACCACAAACAAAGTCTCCTCCTGACACCTCTGGAGAAATTATTGTTCCTGAACTGGCAGTAGGAGAACTAGGATTTAATAAAAAACTTGATGTTGTAGTTTTTACCTCTGTTGATGCTACTAGCGTAAGTGTGGAAGAATTCAGCAATGTTAAAGAACTACCGCCATTATTTGAGTTTAGTTGGATTGACCCATTGCTTGAATTACTGGTTAAAGTGACTGCTCCTAAACTGGTTGAATAATTTAAGGGTATGTCATCTAATGTGGTGCCAGTGCTGGGATAGTAGGCTAGATTTCCTGAGGTTCCTGAATTAACTGTGCCAGTGGCCGTGCCATTGCTTGCGGCAGTAATGCGGCCCTGTGCATCCACCGTAATTGAAGCAAGAGTATATGAGCCTGCTGTGACTGCGGTGTTATCTAAATTTAGGGTAATGGTATCTGTTGCCGATGCAACACTGGATAGACCAGTGCCTCCACTAATTGTTAGATTATCAGCATCTGCAATATTTTGTGCTGTGCCACTATCACCACTAACAGTAAATCCACTCATTGTGCCTCCACCTCCACCTGATGTAGCACTTATGGTAATTTCTTTTGATGTGTTGTTGCCAGTGATTGTGACATTGGTTCCAGCAACCAGTGTGATGTTGCCATTTAAATCAGCACTGACTGCGGTGCTGCCACCTGTGATAGTGATAGTGGCATCTTTGATATTTGAAAAGTTATTGTCTAGTTCTGTGTAGGTCAAGGCAGCGCCTTTGCCTGCTCTGGTGGTAATTGCGGGTTTGGCCATTATCTTATATCCTTTAATTTGTCCGTCATTGTTGAAATCATATCACTCATTAATATTTGATTTGCTTTATTGGCATTGTTTAGGCCCATTGTGAGTGCATCTATGGTTTCACCTTGTTCTTCAACTCGTTTGGCTAGGCTGTTGTGGGCGGCTATCAACTTGGCTAGATTATTGTCCAATTGATTAACATTGTTGTTGAGTATTTGTAGTGCATCATATGGTGAGAAGTTAGGGTCAAACATTTTTTACACTCTCCTTTTTGCGTTTTCTTTCTGCAAACTTGCCAATCTTTTCTCTTGAACAGATTTGATAGTGCTCTAGTCTAGTGACTATTTCTACATTGTTCAAATGCCAACCTAGATCATAGTCTCGACGCACTAGGCAATATTCATCGTTGCCGCGACCTTTGCGTTTGTATCTGTCATTAATGCGCCATAACTCAATGTATTCATCTTCAGTTATGGTCCATTCTTGTCCCATATACCAAGCCTGTGCTCTGGCTTTCATACAGTCCGTAAAAAGTTTGTTGTCTATCTCATCTGGATATTTTCTACAATGGGGTCTTGGTCCTGATCTTGGCATAGTATTATTTACTCTTCTTTGTAATAGGTGATATCAAACAGGGTTAACATGGTTAAAAATTGGGGTGCTGGGTCATAGAATACAAATTCATCTTGCATGGGATTGCCCCATTGCCTACAGTTGATGTATTTTTTAATACGATCAAATTCTTCATCTGACATTGACACTGATATTTTCATAATAGCCTTTGATGTATAAAGGCAGCATAGTCAGGATCTATTTCACAGCCGATGCTGTCTATGCCCATTTCTTTGGCTACTAATAGTGTAGTGCCTGTGCCTGCAAATGGATCAAATATCGTATGTCCAGGTTGTGCTCCTGCTACATTAAGACAATGACGCACTAGTTCACGGGGGAATATGGCTGGATGTTTTGTAGTGCCTTTGACTGCGGCTGATGCTTGTCCCCATGATCCTGTTGTTTCATAACCAATATGCCAAGCAGTGGTAGTTGGGCGATGTGTTCTGCCAGTGCGTCTTGTATTTTCTTCTGCATACTCAGGACGGTATGGAACACTTGATTGTTGGAGACTGATTGGTGTTTTGCCTTTGTGTGTGAAATGCCAAACCATTTCCCATCCATTAGGTAGTGCATATTGGCTGTTGATGTTCACGGTGCTTCTGCCGTGTATATGCCCTTGGAATTCAATGCTCTTGGCCCATATGATTTGATTCTGCACCTTCCAGGGCACATTAGCAGCCACTAGCCAAGGCAAGAATGGTTCTCGTTTGGTAGGTGCTATGTTTAAGAACAAGTGTCCAGTGGGTTTAAGCACACGACATACTTCACGCCATATTTCCTCTTGCCAAGCAAGGTAATCTTTGCGTCGGTCTTTGTATTTGTTATAGCCTATGCCAATGTTATAGGGAGGGCTTGAAACACAGATGTCTACTGAATCATCTGGTTGTGTTTTTAACCACGCTAGGCAGTCCTGTTGATGTAGTGTGTAGGTCATTATTCAAATAACCTTATTGAGGGTTGATTTAATCTTTTTGTGGCTAATGCAATATAAGCAGGATCTATTTCTGTGCCTACACTTGTTCTCCTCAATCTCTCTGCCACTGCCAATGTGGTGCCACTGCCTGCGAACGGATCATAAACAATATCGTCAGGCTGTGTTGTTAGTAGAATACAATTTTCTGCTAGTTGTTCTGGGAATGGTGCTGGATGTCCTTGCTGTCTTTGCGGTGTTATAACCCATACATCGCTTTTATATTCTTCTGCAAGTTGTTGTTTATATACATTGGGTTTATCTTTACAAAACCAATATATTCTTTCTGTGGTGCTAAACAGATAGCGTTCATCCATGGCCATAGTGTTTTTTCTATGCCAAACTATTTCTTGATAGAATTGAGCCCGAACTTTACTCAGCCATTCCATGGGATGACTACCTTTGCGGGCCCAGTTGCGTATTTTATGTTGATAAAATATACTGCCGGTAGGTTTGATTATTCTATAGCATTCATTCATAATGTTTATTTGCCACGCTTGATAGTCTGCTTCTGGCATATTGTCATCATAGGTAGCGTAATCAATATTGGCTTTGTTCCATAGTTTAGTTGATGTTCTTTGCCCACCTCTAAAACCTTTTTTGTTATAAGGAGGCGAAAATAGAATTGTATCTATGCTGTTGTCTGCTTGTTGTTTCATCCAGTCAAGGCAGTCTTGTTGGTGTAGGGTGTAGGTCATAGATTATCTTTATACCAATTATCAATGGCTATGCGATTACGCCAGGCACAACTCATTCGAAGGTCTCCTTTATCTTGATATAGATCTAGTTTGATATTCAATGGCAATAACCAATCTTCAACTAGTAGGCAAGCCCATACTAGTTCTTGATTACGCCATATTTCAAAATAGGCAAACTCCGCTGAATAACTTTCTGCATTGCCTGCATCAAATATTTTTGCACGACGAGGTTTGCATCCCTCTAGATCTATTTGACACATAGTAATCAACAAATCCCATACTTTATATTGGCGAGGAGTAAGTTCAGGACGGACTTCAAAGATTAGATTCTTTGTGTATGGCTGTTTAACTCCTTCTTTGTAGATATCACATTGCAGATTGCCTTTTTGATATTCACTATTGGCAAATAGCATTAGACTGATATTGCTGACTTTTTCAATAGAGGCTTGTGGAACAAACGGCTGAGATCTTTCTTGTTTAAGAGCCTGCCAATTATGATCTTGATGTATCATTGGCTTGTTTAATTGATAACCTTGGCTCTGCTGATATAATCGCATTTCCCAATCAAGGCTGTCAGAGTATTGTTCTAGATCTAGTTTGTTCATACCCAACCTCCCTCGTCATCATATTTCATAGTGGTGTTATCATCAATCATTTCACTCTTAAATGGATATTGTTTGTTTGTAGATACACGAAGTTCTAGATCTAAATGAAACTTCTCAATCCAGATATGTGCAATATAACCCGTTTGGGTTTGTTCTAACACACAAGTGACTGACTTTTTGATTTTCTTATCTGGAGTTTTGCCTTCTTGGAATCTACCTCTCAAACGACCTTTGCCAATCCATTTCATTTCTTTTTTGACATCTAGTGTATGATAGTATTCCCAGGCCTTTTCATATGCAGGCAAAAGTCTCCATTCATCCGGAATGTTATTAAAAAACTCTCTATGGCGATCACTGAGGTTAAACACAACCTTATTGAACTTGCCTGCTTCAGAAGTATCCAATCTAAAATCAATATTCAATGTTCTACGATTGCCATTGGGTGCTTTGAGACTGGCACAGGCATAGACGATTTTGGAAGGTGCGGTGCAAACTTGAGAACTATCGTTCCCCTCTAAAGCCACTACATCACCTATGACTTTCTGGCCAGACGAACTAGACGAAGTAGCCAGTCCATTTACTGCGGCTGAAGGCCGCGAAATGCTATTGGTATTAAATGTTCTAGTATTCATGGTATCTAGTATCATAGTATCTATAGTGTTTAGTGTTCTAATATTATTTTCGCGGCCTAAACGGATTTGATCAAGTATTTTTTGTGCTTTTGGATCCATTATTCTATCTCCTTAAGTATTTGATTTTTGAGTTCAACACCTCTTTGACTCAGAGATAGAAAACAAATGTAGCGTCCGGTAAAATTATCTGCTAGGTGCATACTTCTTAATAATCTTAGAGTTTTGCGATACCCATAACCTAATTGTTGAGATCTAGCATAAACTCTGGGAATCATAGATTCAAATAGGTCTATGTGTTTGCTTTCGCTTAAATTGGGCCATCCGTGCTTTAACAGATACAGGGTAAATTCTTCATTAAAGATTTTTTCAATATCCATTATGCTACTTCCCAAAGTGATTCAAAAGTGGTTTTCTTTGTGCCTGCATTTTGCTCCATGCGGAATTCATATTCAGTGCCTGCAAACAGTTTGTTCCAACGCTCAATGGGTGCGGCAGCATAGTCTTTGGGATCACCATTCTTTTTGACACCTTTGCTTTCGCCAACAATGTCTTCTAGTATTTCCCAAACGGTTCTATTTGGCTGTTTGGCAGTTTTAGGAAATCCTTTAAGAGGATGTGTAGTAGCCCATTGCATTAGGTCTGGATCTCGGTCCAGTGCTTCAACAACTTCTCTAGAACACCTAAAGATATGTTTACTCAACTGCTTACGCTGTTCCAGGGTTTGTTTGTAGTAGGTGGTAGCATAGTTGGTGCCAGGCCTAGCCTCCATACTATGCGTGTTTTGATAGTAAAATGTCTTTGCCATTAGTTTCTCCATATTTAGACTAATGTATTTAGTCTAACACAAAATAATCACCTTGTAAAGAGATTTAGCACTCAAACGAAAGCCCCTGAGAAAAGGGGCTTTCTAACAGAGCAATTTGGGTTATGTAATGGCAGTAACTTTCACCCAATTTTTTTAATGTCAGCCTGACAATCTATTATGGAGAATAGTGCTCTGCTAAATTTATTTATAAAGGATCGGCAGTATCAGGGTATTTTCTGATTACAATATTGTCATCATCGGGAAATTCCAATTTAGGTTTGGCTTCTGCTCGTGCCTGTTTATTTTTGGCCGTAAACTGTGCCTTGGCCCAATTTAGAAACACTTGGCAAGCAGGACCCTGTGGTAGTGTGTATTCTCCAGTATTTGGATCTCTATACCGGTTGCAGGTCAGACAGCGATGGCGCCAATGTGCAATATGATTGGGAGCCTTTTTGTAAAACTTGATTTCCTGTCTACGACCATTCTCACAATGACGACCGCAGTCTTCGCAGTCCACGGGCTTGATATGCAGTTTAACCAATTCAGGAGTGTGTGTGGGATTGATGCCTTGAAACATATCAAGAAACACTTCTTCGTGTTCTTCTTGATATAGAGATTCTTTTGTGGGACGCCCTTTGCCTCTGGCCCTCTGTTTAGAGATTTTGATCTCACTGGGTGTGAGTTTGGGCATACGAAACTCTGCCACTTCTGACAGTTTGAGATTGAGTTGTTCTTTGGTTAGCATACTGCTAGTTATTTTGACTGGATTTAGCATTGTGTAAAATTGGCTGTTTGTAGTAAAATACAGAAAGTATGACACAGATATGCGTCAAAAAATAGAAATCTTAGAGGAGAAAATTCAAAATCTTAGGAAAAAACTGCCTGACACCATGCATAGCGGCGCCGCAAACGCTGAAAAATATGGTGTTTTAGAGGCCCTTTTGTCATGTGGTGGGTAGGGTAGCAGGAAGGGGCCTTATCCTGGCAAATGCGAGCCATTTTCGTCTTAAATGTTCTTGACAAAAGCCACAACTGCTGGTAAGACAACTGCACCTACTAATAAGAGTAGAATGGCCCAGACTCTGGCATCCATTTTCTCTACCCGCTTCTCAATGCGGTCAATGTCTTCTGCCATGTGGGCAAGGTGATTGCTTTTGATTATTTCAATTTCTTTGGCTAGGTCTTTGAGTGTCATTTTAAGCGTCCGCCGTTGCAGTTATGGTAAATGCTGATGATAAGGCAGCACCACTTGGACCAACCAATGTGCCTAGTCTAATAGTGCGCCACTGACTGCCATTGTAAACTGCTAGACAGGGATTGCCTGCATCACCGTCTGTTAGGTAAACAATATCTCCTGAACTAGGTGAAGCAGTGCCCGCCATTGAACCCAATTGCACAAACTGGATCTGTCGCATACGCAGAACATTACGCAGACTAACAACACCTGTAGTTGGTGATATGGTTTGATCTCCAGTTACTGTGATAGTTCCAGGAATAAAACTAGTGCTGACCTTGCCACCACCATCTAGAGAGAGGACACCATTTGCGGCATTCACTGAAGCAATCAGTTGATTTACTGCTACGATTAGATTGTAGATATCACCACGGGCTAGACTGGGATCATCATCCGGGCTATCCACATTGTCTGTTGATATTACTGTTCCTGTTGGAAATGTCATTGTTTGTTCCTCTCAATATTTATTAGTGTTATTTGATAACCACAAGATTACCGCCTGCCATCACCTGTCTTGGCAAGCCCTTCAATGAAATATCCACTATTCCATCACGAGGTTGATTGTCTATGCCGTAGAGTGCAAAACTAGCACCAAATGAACTGGCAAAATAATCACTGGCTATGTAATCATTGGTTATGTAAACTCCTCCTGCTGCCTTGCTAACCACAATTGGTATTAGTAGGGTGCTGGTTGCTGTATTGCTGACATAAAGATCCACTGCATAGGCAGTTGGGGCTCTAGGGGTTATAACCATTTCAGTGATTAATGAAATGGGATTGTCTAAGTTTAGTGTTCTTAATGAACTAGAACCACTCAGTGTGGCTGTGTTCAAATCTCTATAGGTAAACTCCACAACTTCTTTGTCAGTGGTGATTGACATTTTGGCAAGTTCCAGTCCTGAACACTCCGCAGTTACATACAGGAATCTGCCATAGAAAGCGGCAATGTTAGTGTTGCCGTCTTGAATGAGGTATTCAGTTTCTTCACCTGTAAACTCACCTGTTTCGCTAACATAGATTCTATAGAATACACTACCTTCAAATTCACTTGAAATAGCAATGTTGAAATAGGCCACTTCACCTGTGTCAATTAGACTGCTGGTCCAACGGATGGGCAAGAATGTGTTCACATAGGAATTGAATGTGCTCCATTTACTACCTAGCAAACTGCCCCAACGACCAACACCTTGTGCTTTGATTGTGTTTGATATAGGATCTAAAATACCCTGTGTGTAGGGTATAAAGCCTGTGACTGGCAAGAATGTAAATGCTGATGTCAAAGAGCCTGTGGCCAGCGTTTTGCCGCCTCTGGCTTGACAGGTTAATGTTGCTGTGGTTTGTAGTGCGGCTGCGCCTGTTTGAGTTGCCATATTCTATCCTTAATATACCGTGTCGCCGTCCGGGCCACTCAATCTAATCCAACTGGCTGAAGGTGTTGAATATGAAAATCTGTAGGGTGCGCCACTAAATCCATAATGTCCACCTGAACGACCGCCTGGCACTACCAAGTTGCTTAGGCTGATACTGGTTATGGCTTCATTTAAGTTTCTGCCATAGCCTGCAACAAATCCGTTATAATCACTTAGTGCTACCGTTGCTAGTTTATCAACATTACCTGAAATGAATCCATCTTTTTCATATGTGTATTCTGCACCATCGCCTGCGGTATTAAAGTCTGTGAGGTATGCGGCTCTAGCACTGAGCACACCAGCATCTTTAATGGCTATTAGAAATTCTACCTTAGTAACATTAGTGGATACAGAAAAATTGGTATTACCAGCACCATAATAGGGATAGACTGAATTGATAACAGGTTGTCCCGCTGTGGGCCAGTTGCCGCTAGGACCATAGCCAGGGTCATACAAGACTTTACCTGCCTGAAGTTCGTAGTAGGGATCAAATAATTCTGGATGTAAAGGACCACGCAGATTCAGTGTGTAAACACCATTGGCTTTGGTCATTGATGTTCTAGGTATTTCAACCTTTTCCCAAGCACCTAGTCCATAATATTTTGCCACACCCGTTTGAGTGCCAGCGGCTGCTGTTCTATTAAACAATCTACGCCAAACTGTAATATTGTCAAATGTGTCATTGGGAGTGGTAAATGTCAACTTGTAGTAAGTGGCCAATTTGATAGCACTTACTTGGCCTGCGGTTTTTGTTGCACTGGCTTCTACTTGTCGAGCACTGGTAGAAACTATCTGTGTGCCACCATTGACAAATCCACCATAGATATCATATTGTTTAGTTTGACGCTTGATCCAAGTTCTCATACCAGGTGTTGGTGTTGCGGCAAACGGAGCATCTAGTGCATCAAGTGCTGTTTTGGTATTCTGAACTACAAAATCAAAAACATTGTTCATTAGATCAGTATATTGCAATCTAATATTCACAGGCACAACGGCACGGCATACTAGGCTGTTATCACTTTCAAGTGTGCTGGCTGTTATTGGATCCCAATATTGTGCAGTCACTACCCAGTCATAATAGGTGTTTAATCTAAAGCCACCGTCTATCAACTCATAATAAATGTCTAGTTCTGCTGGTCTAATGGCAGCACCCACTTCTACAGTGGTAAAGCCAGGATCAGTTCCAGGAACTATTTCACGGAAGCGAATCTTAAAGCCCATGAACTTGGTGCTTTGAGGAGGCCTAAATTCCCAACCAAGTCTATTCAAGGTATTGCTTAGGGGAATAATTCTTTTGATACTAGGCACAATCTCACTGCCTTGCTTTGGACCTTGTGGCGCTTGATCCAGTGTTTGAATTGTCCAACCTGCGGGTATGTCTTGATATCTTACACTGGCAGTGGCATATGGACTTGTGCCATAGATAATAAATCCTGAAAATAAACCAAGACCATTTGTTTCAACACGACCCTGTCCAGGTGCTAGATATTTGGTAGCATTGCCACCATCTCTATAAATTAACTTGGCCACAAAGTCATAACGCTCTTGTCCAGCAAAGCGAGCACCAAAGTCTCCGTTGAGATTGTATTCAATTTGGTTGTAAGGGCTATATCCAGGGATGTCATCAAAGAACTTGTCTTCAAAAGCATAGTAGGTATCTGCTGAATTCTTATAGTAGATACGAACACCTTTGATTAGGTTGTTTGGAGTTTGGTTAACTGTGTCAACCAACTGCGTCATACGCACTGAGACCTTTCTACGAACTAGGGGCTGTCCGCCACTGGTCTGTGGCAGTATGGCAAAGTCATAGATGTAGTCATTGTATCGAGGATTTGCATCTACTCGACTTGGTGGCAAGGTCCAACCTTCTGTGACTGTTTGAACTTGAACTACATTGGCAATGTTTGTGAGTGCAGGATTCTGTTCAAATGTATTCTGTCTGAATACAATCTGTCCTTGCACCACACGATTACTGGCTCGGCCATCTGTGGCAAATGATCTTACATAAAAATCAAATAGACCAAATGTGCAGACAAAACTAACTGGGATATCGCCACCAACACCTGGTATGGTTGTCAAACGGATTTCTTGCCAAGGGCTATTGGCATTCAGTCTCCAGTAGAATATACTATAACTGTAAAGTCCATCATTGGGCTGTGTAAACACCAAATTATAAGAATAGGTGTTGCTGGTTATCAGTGTGGCTCTACTAGACTTTAGAGTCAAGAAGGCTGCAAATGGTGCAGGCGGAGCCACTGGCACAGGAGTTGTATCAGCAGGATCAGTAGGGGTCACAGGAGTTCCCCCTGGCGGCACAAATGGCACTACTGGTTGGAATGGTGGAGGTGGAACCTGTGGTGGTAAGTTTGGCGGAACCACTGGAGGAAACGGTGCGGCATTGGGCGGCACTAGACCAACAGGTGCTGTTCTGTTTACACTGGATGGATAATAGATATCACTGCCTTTGGGCACATAGACTGCATCCACCATATCTTCTTCATTGTAGCGAGCGTGTGGGTAAATGTCATCTGGATTTTTAACCAAGCCCAATGTCACAGTCATGTTGTCATTGAGTTTGACTGATACCACACGCCAAGGCACAATTAGACTGCCTGTGTTGAAGTTTAGAATGTTGCCTTCAACACGAATGTTATCACCTGGCTCTAGTTCCATACCTTCACCAGTAACCGTAATGCTTAGAGTTTCTTGTCTGCGTGATTTAAGGAACAACAGTTTGGCCATGTCTTTGGCAATGGCATAGTTGGTGATTGTGGGGAATGTGGCTTCTAGTTTGTTTTCTCTGCCACCGTCTTTGATCACATACTCTTGACGCTCTGTTTCTGTTTCAGGCCATACTACCTGTTGCGGACTCCATTTCTGATCTGGATCCACATAGTTTACCACCACTGAAGTATACTTGTTGCTCTTGTCAATGCCCGTGTAGGTGATGTCGCCCACAATATCACAGACATTGCCCACAAATTGATTCTTAGGATAGGGCTTTGTGGTAGCAGTCATAACCACTTGTGCAACACCACTTAGAATGTCTAGTTCATTGCCGGCATCTTCAATACGCAGTTTGTATTTGCCTTGAACATAGGGCATATAGGCTCTAAAACCCATTAAAAGTGTCTTAGTGTTGGCTAATATGGTCTGACTGGTATCTAGCACAAAGTTTGAAGTTAGTATTGGACCAGCATAACTCTGTCCAGTCACATAGTTCACAATGGTATTGCACTTGTTGGTAGTCTTGATCCATGAATCAAAATCTATATCGTCATTGCTTAGACCTTTACCATATCTGGGATTGCGTAGGTAGTCTAAGAGTATCTCTGCTGGGTTTGTGGAATAACGCACTGGAGCACTATCATAACTAAAGCCGCTGGTTTGGCTGTTGATTGGCGCCACACGCTTGCCCAACATACACACTTGAACCTGTGGAATATTTCCTGTAAATGGATTGTTGTCAGCATCTGCTTGAGTTTTGATTTCACGCCATTCATAACGAACTGCCAATGCTGCCAATCCGTTAAAGTTCATTGATGAAGTAAAACTAGGTGCTGGTCCAAATAGATTGTTTTTAAGATAGGTGCCAACAGGACTTGATGCAGGATTTGCATAATAGACACCTGGATTCCAAATCATTGTGACTCTGTCTTTGTATCTGTCAGTGTTGACTGTGACTAATTGACCTGCATTGAGGTTAGCAGTTAGATTAACTGGTAGTTGCCAGTCATCAATGAACACTTCACGAAGTCCTTCTACTACGCCTTCTGCAAACACATAGATCACATAGAGATATTTGTTATTGTCTGAACCTGTTTCAGCAAATGCCACCGTGCCGCCAACCTTGCGATAGCCATAGACCACAGGTATCTGTTGATCACTGCCTTCACGCTGTAATAGAACACCTTGCTGTCTTGCGGCCTCAGCCTGAGCAGAGGGTATGTCGGGCATACCTCCCAGCAAGCCCATAAATGGTTGTGCCACAAAGTTGACCACTGAAGCAACAACATTGACAACGGCCTTGACTACACTTGAAACTACATTGACTACTGCCTTGACAACTGAACTGACTGCATTGCCAATGGCTTTAAAGACCTTACTCATTGATCAACTCCTTGTTCATCCATACACCTGGCTTGAAGTCAAAGTGTTCATAAAGTTTTCGTGTGCGTTCAGGATCAATGCCAATGTCGCCTGCTGTGATATTGCTGGCTTTGATGGTTTTTGCCCACTCCTCAAATTTCACCATTAATTGACGGAAATTGTCCATATTTTTGTGTGAATCCAGCATGAAAATGAAGGCAATGTTGGCATCTATGATTTGGCTATTCCAAGGGCATTCGCTTGCGTATCCTGCAATGAATCCAACCACTCGTTGTCCTTCATAGGCATTGAACCAACAATGGTCCCATTTGGTGGCAAAGTTCTTGATGGTTTTCAATACTGAATTCTCATCATACTCTTCTGCAATGCGTGGCAAACTCTCAATGGCTTCATCACGATAGTATTGAAAGCAGATTATGGTGCTGTCAAACTCTTGAGGTTGCATTTGTCTAACGATCATCTTACAATCTTCCCCATTTGAACTCTGTTTGTCCTACCCAACCTGATTTGTCAAAACACATATCACCCTTGACTCCTTGGTAAAACCAATTTGACCAATTGTTGGTCTTGCGTCCTGCTGTTCTTTCAAAGTCTGAAAATAGACTGGAGCAGTCTATA